ATGCTCTTGAGAACACCATCAAGCTGGCCTGATATACTGGTCCCCCACGGGCGTGGAAGAAGGTCCCCCGCGCCCGTGGGGTAGACCAGACCATTACACCAACCGGGGCCGTCAAAAAGGAGAGGCCTACCAATGGGGCTTGTTAACGTGGACGCTATCACCAGTGACGATGTCAAGGATCGTACAGACGGTGCTGACGCGCCCGGGAAGTTCGATCTGTCGGCGTGGATGGCCGGCTTTCAGCCGACGCGTAAGTCGTGTGTCCTGTATGGGCGCACGGATCTGCTCGCTGTGATCGACCGCCTCGACGAGGAGGCGCGTCTCCCCGGACTTTCCGACGACAGGAAGAAGGAGCTTCTCGACAAGGCTAACGAGACTCTCGCCGAGCTGAAGGCGTCCGGGGTTGAGTTTGTTGTGCAGACCATGTCCGTGTACGCGCAGAAGAAGCTGCTGGACGACATGGGCTACAAGGACGGCGACAAGGTAACCCACGAAATGGAGTGCCAGTTTATTGCCGCTCACATTGTGGATCCGACCGGTGTGACCGGTGACGACATTCGCGGCTTGTATGCGGCGTCACCCCTGCAGGTTGAGAAGCTCTCCCGCACGGTGCGTGCTGTTGATTCCGCGGAGCCGACGATTACGGCCCCTTTCTCGTCCAAGTCCTGAGCGGCCCGACAGGACAGGGTCTAAGGGCGGAGATAAAGCACGCCCTCGACTGGGGGCGTCCGCCCACAGGGCTGATGCGCCGCTCCTCCGAGTGGCTGCCGCAGGACTACGAGCTGGCTTCTGCGTATTCCTGTTACAAGGATCTGCTGTGCCCGTGCGGCTGCGGTTATATACGCGACACGGCGTGGGACGACACGATGGACGGGTGGTTCGAGACCCGGGAGGTTGCCTGTTACGCGAAAGCGGCGAAGGAGCGATGGGAGAAGGACCACTCCGAGCGGAATAAGAACGGCGACTTGATCTCGCCTCCAAAAGACGGGTCGCTCGTTTATGTGGTCGACACTCGCGTAGAATAAGGCGCAGTAGGGTGCCTTTCTTTTAGCTGGGGTGTTTCATGGCTGACCGGTCTATTGTAGTCAAGCTCACCGCCGACGCTTCCGGCGTGAAGTCTGGCATGTCAGAAGCGTCCGCGGCTACAAAGGCGGCCGCTGATGCGATGCAGGGGGCTGGCCAGGCCGCCCAGGGCGCCGGCGAGCAGATGGGGAGTGCCGGCGAGAAAGGTAAAACTGGTCTTGCCGGCCTCGCCGAGTCGGCCCGGCAGAATGGGGCGGCTTGGACGACAGTGGGCACCGCAGTTGCGGGCGTTGGGGCGGGCTTGCTCGGTTTCGCTGGCATGGCTGGCAAGACAGCCGCCGATTTCGACGCGTCCATGTCGTCGGTGCAGGCGGCTACGCACTCGTCCGCGGACGAGATGTCCCAGCTGCGTGAGGCTGCGATCCAGGCCGGCGCGGACACGGCTTTTTCTGCCACGGAGGCTGCTGCCGGTATTGAAGAGCTGGCCAAGGCCGGCGTGTCCACAAAGGATATTTTGGGCGGTGGCCTTTCAGGGGCACTGGACCTGGCTGCCGCCGGTGAGATCAGCGTGTCCGAGGCTGCGGAGACCGCGGCGACCGCCATGGTTCAGTTCAACCTGTCCGGCGACAAGGTGACCCACGTCGCTGATTTGCTGGCTGCTGGCGCCGGCAAAGCTCAGGGTGGCGTGCATGATATGGCGTACGCCCTGAAGCAATCTGGCCTTGTGGCCTCTCAGGCTGGCTTGAGCATTGAGGAGACGACGGGGTCTATCGCCGCGTTCGCTTCGGCTGGATTGATCGGCCAGGACGCGGGTACGTCGTTCAAGACGATGCTCCAGCGCTTGGAGAACCCATCCAAGTCTGCGAAAAACGCGATGGATGACTTGGGTATTCACATTTACGATGCCCAGGGTCACTTCATCGGGATCACCGCCGTCGCCGAGCAGCTGCAGGCCGGGATGAAAAACCTGGGCGAAGAGGAGCGCAACACGGCGATGAGCACGATCTTCGGGTCGGATGCTATTCGCGCCGCGAATGTGCTCTACAACGAGGGCGGTCAAGGGATCCAAGGGTGGATCGACAAGGTTAACGACGCCGGCTACGCCGCCGAGACCGCCCGTCTGAAGCAAGACAATTTGAAAGGCGACCTAGAAAAGCTGGGCGGTTCCTGGGAAACCGCGATGATTAAGATCGGGTCTTCGTCGCAGGCGCCGTTCCGGTCTATCGTGCAGCACGTCACGTCGCTGGTTGATAAGCTCGGGGAGCTTGATGGCAGCACGCAGGCCACCATCATGAATTTCTCCCTGTTCGGAGGGGCCGCCTTGACGGCGGTCGGCGGACTCATGGTGATGGCGCCGAAGATCGTTGAGATCAAGGACGCCATGAATACGCTCGGGTGGACTGCCGGCAACCTCAAAGGCAAGCTAGGCGAGATCGCCACCGGTATGACGACGTTCGGCCGGGCGGGGCGCATGTTCATTACCGCCGCGATGATTGAGGGCGTGAAACACTACGGTGACGAGGTTCGGCGCACTGGCGTGTCTGTGGACGAGATGACCGCTACCTTGCAGAAGGGTGGGTCCGTTCTCGATAATCTGGACTTTGACAAGGGCAAGTACTCGTTGGAGGAGTATAACCATGCCCTTGCTGACATTAGTCGCCCGTCCACGTGGTCGTCTATTCAGCAGCATCTGGCGTCGTTTGCGGATGGTATTACCGGTGCATTCGGGGCCGACACTCGGTCTGATCTGCAGCGCACTAAGGATGCCTTGGAAACCACGGGTAAGACGCTGTCGAGTATGGGTACCGACGAGGCGGTGGCCCAGTTCAAGCGTCTGTCGTCTGAGATGACGAATGGGACGAATAAGAGCATGATCGACCTGATCAACTCGATGCCCGATTTCAAAGCTCATTTGAATGAGGTCGCCAAGCAGATGGGGCTGACCGCGGACGATAACACGCGTCTCGCTCTCGCGCTCGGTCAGATCGACCCGAATGCTACGAGCGCGGCTAGCGGAACGGACCGCTTGGATGCGGCTATTCGTAAAGCTAAGGAAGGCTCCGACCAGATCGTGCCTTCCCTGGAGGCGGTCGTTAAGGGCATCAAGGACTACGGTGACGCAGTCATCGCGAATAGCAACTCCGAGATTAAGTTCCAGGACGCTATCCAAGCGGCTAATGAAGCGGTCAAGGAAAACGGTCAGACGCTGGATATCACCACAGAGAAGGGTAGGAAAAACCAGTCTGCCCTTAATGACTTGGCATCCGCGACGTTCGCGCAGGTTCAGGCCGCGCAGGCTGCCGGCGCCGGCCAGGATGAACTGCAGTCCAAGATGCAGTCCGGGCGGGACGCGTTCATTTCGGCCGCCGAATCCATGGGCCTCACCGAGGAGGAGGCCGTTGAGCTGGCTGACAAGTACGGGCTGATCCCGGAGAAGGTTGAGACCACTGTCACTGCTGACACGAGTCAGGCGACTGAGAACGCCGAGGGCGCCACCGCAGAAATCGACGGCATGACGGGGACGATCAGTATTTCCGGTGACGCCGCGAATGCTGACTACACCCTGACCGTGACGGCCGACTCGATTAATGGCACGACTGGCGTGGTCGAGATCGATGCGAATAATGACCAGGGTCTGGCTGGCCTGCAGGAGACTGTCCAGACGATCGACAATTCCGACGGTACCGTGTCTATTCTCGGTGACGCTACCGGTGCCCGTTGGGAGAAGGATTCCGTCCACACGGAGATTGACAACACAACCGGCACGGTCACCATTAGCGGTAACGACCAGGCGTCCGGGAAGGTTCGCACCGTCAAATACAACATTGACCAGTTGCACGACAAAGACATTTCAATCACAACGCACATTAAGCAGATTTTCACGCAGGCCGGTCACTGGCTTGGCGGGTTTCTTCCGCACTTCGACGCCGACGGCGGTGCGATTACTCCGATTAAGCATTATGCGGATGCTGGCGCCGTGCATGGGCCCGGCGGTCCGCGGGACGACTGGATTCCCGCAATGCTGTCCAACGGCGAGCATGTCCTGACCGCTGCCGAGGTGATGGCCGCGGGCGGCCAGGACGCCGTGTACCGCCTGAGGAAGATGATCCGCGACGGCGATATCCGTCGGTACATGGAGGCCAGGCGTTTCGCCGATGGCGGTTCTACCGGGTACGCTTCCAGTCCTTCCCTCCCGGGAGCTAGCGGTGGCCTGGACGCGAAAGCCCTCCGCAAGGCGCTGTCTGGCATGCGCGTTGAGCTCTCTACTGATGGCCGTAATTCGTTCGATGGCCATCTTAGGAATGTTGCCGATGGGCGTATACTTACCTACGATCGCCTCACGAGGAGATGAGAAATGCCGCTAGTGAATAACCGGACCTGGGACCGGCTTCGCCCTCTGCAGGGTGACAGCGACCAGACTGGTGTGACCGAGTCTACCGGTGCTTTCTCTCGTCTCGCAAAGTACTGGGTCGCATCGCACTTGTCGATTCCGGCTATCCGCCCGTACGGTGAGAAGCTGGAGAACGGGCGTCAGCGCCCCGTGTACGCGTTTGACCAGTACGGCGGTCGTCGTCTGCTGATCAACCGTCCGCAAGGTGATGCCGTTCTGGACCCGCTGGCGGCTATTGGTGTGCCTACACGGTACACGCAGTGGGGCCTGTCCGGTAGTGTTGCGTTGACGAGGCCGTCCCCTGGCGGCGACCTGCTCATGGATGTGACTGGCCGTACTGGCGTGCTGATTGACCTGTTCGGGGATGACGACCAGAAGTTCGACCCGCGTGTCACCTCACTGGACACGACGTCCGGTGTTCTGGATCGCTGGTCTGCCCGCCCGGCGCCCGTCGAAGTTACTATTGAGTTCCGTACTAAGGGGCGTAAATCGTACGAGGTCGCACGCAGCCTCATTGAAGGCGGCGGCTACATTGTTATCCTGCACGACCAGGACCGGTGCACCAGCCCCGACTGCGAGATCGACCCGGTCCGTCTGGTGATGGTGAAGTCTGCGTCGTGTACGCGCACCGCTTCGGTTCTGTCAGGTACCCGCGAGTGGTCGCTGACGTGCGTGCTCAAGGATCCTGTTGAGCTTGAGAAGATGAGGCGCACCGCTGAAACGTATGCCCCTTGTGTCACGTGGGGTGAGTGGGAGAACTACGAACGCGGCGTCCGCGAAGGCAAGATCAACGGCAACCGTGTAACTGTGTGGGGTGAGGACAAGTCCTCAATCCTTGGCGTTCCCGCCAGGGCCGATGACACTGTTGACGTGCCGGTGAAGCGTGAAGTCCGTCGTGTCACCACGGGCGGTGTTCTGGACCCGTCACCGTCGTATGCTCTGCAGATGGTCGGGGGTCACACTTATGGCGTGGAGGTGTGGGTTGCGCCGGCCCGTGAGGACGTGCTCGCTGACAAGCCTCTGCTGTCGTTCAACGCGTCGGCGGTAGCCTACGTGTGCGATGAGGTTGATGGAGGCTACACGCCTATCACCGTGACTAATAAGTTCACTTCCACGCAGGGTGACTGGCGTCTGCTGTCGTCCACGTTCTGGCTTCCCGAGGACAAAAAGTACGGCTACCCGGCGCTGACGTGTTCACAGCCGAGGTTTCGTTTCGCCGGCCTGTCCATGTGGGACCAGACCGCCTCCGAAACGGCTGAAGGTTCGTCCCCGGAGACCCGCACTTACAACTCGTTGTGCCGTCTGATTGCGGGGATGCCGTCATGAGGCCCGGACCTGACCTGGATGTTCTGTCCGGCACTACCAGGTGGGATCTGCGTGTCGAATCGTGGCGAGGCCACCGCAAGATCGCGGACGTGCCGTGTTGGAATGTTAAGCTGGATTGGTCCGAGCTCGCCAAGGCTGACAGTTCGCCGAAGGCTCCGGCTAAGCTGACGTTGAACGCGCCGAGGGAGTGGGCTCCAAAGGGCTACTACGACGCGCTGTCTTGCTACGGGCAGACCCTGTGGCCGTATGTGATCATCACGGACTTCAACGGTGGCCGGTGGGAAGTGCCCATGGGCGGCTTCCGTATCATTGATGCTGTCGGCGACCCGGAGAACACCGCCGTTGAAGCGCGGGACATGCTTCTCAACTTCGAGGAGAACCCCTTGCCTTGGGCGCACTCGCCCTGGCCCGGCGAGACGGCGTTCAATTTTCTGCGCCGCATGGAGATCACGGGCTGGCCTGTCCGTGTGAACAAGAACTGGGCGACCAGGCTGGTCAATGCGAACATGCAGTTGCCCACTGACAGGCTCGCGTCTGTCATTCAGGTGGCCGACTCTATTGGCTGTGACCTCACCATGGACTATGACGGTGTGATCGACATGTACCCGCGTGCTAAGTGGGATAACCCCACGAATGTCACGTATTCGCAAGCTGGCGGTATGCTAGTGTCCGCGGTGCGTACTCTTGCCCCAGGCGGCCGTCTGGCTAACAGGTACTATGTGACCGCCGAGGGTGAGCGTGTCGAAATTGAGGATAAGTCGACTTCGAAGGACCGGAACGCTAAATGGGTCGACCCGCGCGCCAAGCAGCAGGACGGGATCGCCCCGCGTACGCTCAGGTCCGGCGACCAGGACATACCGATCTGGGTGGAGGACAATTCACGGTTCCGTAACGAGATCATCTGGGACAAGGACAAGAAATCCTTCCATCACCGGTACACCGTGCTGCGTGATTACAACCAGGCCCCTTACGATTGGGCATACGGTAAAGTCACGAACATCCGGAACAAGCAGACCACGGACGACCGTGGTTTCCTGAACATGTGGGGCGATTGGGACCAGGCCTACTCGCGAGCCCGCTCCCCGAAGTGGACGGTCACGATTGCTTTCGACCCTCGGATCGAGATCGGTGATATTGTTCGGTTCGAGCCGAACCCCGGCACCTGGGTCGTCATGTCCGTCACCTCGTATTCGATGGACCTGTCTAACGGTGGCTCTACGATGACTATGGACGGCCGGGAGCTGCGTAGGTGGGGCTGATGGTAGAATAGCGCCCAGACCGCGTTAACCACACAGGGAGGCCGCTATTCTATGTCCGAGTTTCTGACGCCAGACCATGGCGACTTCGGGCCCGTTGGGGCGTCTGATGTTTCTCTGGAGCGGGCTCTCGCTGATCGGCGCGTCGAGGACCCGAAGCAGATGAATTCCGTGTGGTCGTACGGTCGTGTCGTGTCGACTCCAAAAACGGAGCCTACTCTGCCGGCCGGCTGGGTGCGTGTCGGTATACCATACGAGTCGCCGACCCACTATGTGGCCGGTCAGACTCAGGGTATCGCTACGTTCGTTGGTGCTCGGGTTATGGTGCAAATGTCTGACTCGGGGCAGTTGCTTGGTATCAGTGACGCTTTGTCGGAGCCGTCCGACACGACGACGCAGGTGGAGCGGCTCGGCCCTGTCGGTCAGCAGCTTCAGAAGGCCATGGACAACGCCGACGAGGCCTTCGAGAAGGCCGCTGAGGTTAAGCGGTCCGCTGACGACGCTGCCGCTAAGGCGTTGAAAGCTCAGGAGGCGGCTATCACTGCCCGCGCTGCCGCTAAAGCAGCTGCTGAGGCCGGCGGTGTCGACCCGCAGAAGGTCGCCGAAATGGTGTCCAAAGTGCTGGTCGGTGACAACGCGTTCCTCAACAAGGTGACCGCGCACAAGGTGGTCCTCGACCCGCGCAACATCGTGTCCGACCCGCTGTTCACCGACGCTAAAGCCTGGTACCAGGCCACGGGCGGTAACACGTCGGAACAGTACGGCCTCACTTTCGCGAAGTACAACGAGAAAACTGACCCGTCGATCACAGGGGGTCCCTCGTATCTGCGTATGCGTCGTCACAGGGGCTCATCCTTCAACATCATGGTCGCGAACGACTGTGCCCCTGGCGGTTTGGCCGTGGGCGCGGGGTCACAGTGGGTGGCCCGTATCCGCTATCGTTGGCCCGCTGACACCGCGCATTCTAAGTCTGTGCGCTGGTGCATCACCTACCAGCGGCCTGCCCCGCCGACGTCCCCCGACGGTGGCGGCGACGGTACCGGGGATAACGCAGGCGGCGCGGACAAGGACGCCCCCGCTGAGGGTGTGACCGACGCCAACGCACCCCAGCCTATCGCCGGTAAGGACCAGCCGGCGAACTGGGGTAGCGCTGAGTGGCTTCTGCTGTCCGAGCTGGTGCGCGCGGACGGTGACACGGACACCGGCTGGCATGAGCTGAAACGGCAGGTGTACGTCCCCACCGACCAGACGTCTCTCGCCATCGGAATGATCCTGACGAGCCCTGAGTCGGGTATCGACATTGCGGAGATGGACCTGTATCCGGCGACGGGTGTCACCGAGCTCGCCCCCGGCAGTGTCACGTCGGACAAGGTGGTTGCTTCGAAGGAGCTGTGGGCGAAAATCGCGGCATTCGGTAGTGTCACCACGGAAATGCTGACCGCCGGTAACGCCACCGTTAAGGGCTCCGCGGTGGTCGGTACGCTGACCGGTAACCGACTGGAAGGTGTGTCCGTCAGTGGTGGTACCCTGTCGCTGCTGTCTAGGGATGGTGCCCACCAGTCCCCGGTCGAGCAGCGCAACGCTGACAGGTCCGAGTACAAAATGCACGCTAACCAATTCGGCTGGCCACTCACCAAAGTCGGTACTTATGGTGTCGGCGGCACCCCGACCGGGGCGCCCGTCAAATACGACGGGGCCGCTTATTTCTACCTTGAGAAGCTCCCCCTGCAGAAGCAGGAAGAATACTACGACTGCTACGCGGAGATCAAGGTAGAGGCGCAGAACCCTTCACTGATCCGCATCTGGGCGGTCACCCGGTCCGGTGACATTATCGACGAGCCCTACCCGGTGCCTAAAGGCCCGACTACGCTCCGCGTCGGCCTCGGCTCCGGACGGTCCCGCCAAGTGGACGGCTGCGCCATTGCCATATACCCATGGTGGAAACAATGGTTCGGAATCTACTACATCCGCGAGTACGGGAAGCTTGAGAAGCCGCAGGCCGACGCTACCCTGGAGATTAAGAAGGTGAACGGCGAGCCGCGGATGGAGATCAGTAACCCGGAGGGTACGACAACGCTCCGCGGATCTGTGCTGGACTTCACCCCCACAGGGGGCGTTGCCCGGACGCCGCGGTGGTCCGACGTGTTCAATCCGCCATTCTGCGAAGTCCATTTCGAGGGTAGCTGCTGGGGGTACGCGAACACGAAACGCGGCGACTGGGGGCACACGCCGGGCGGTATTATCGTGGACCGGCGTGCGCAACGTAACCTGAGGTGGCTTGACAACGAGTACGCGTTTTTCATTCAGGTTCCGGGCATTTACATGTTCCAGGCGATCTGCCGCGCCTTCGCGTCGAACAAAGTGTGGCCTTCCGGCTCCCTGTTCTGGGTTATGCAGCCGCCCTTTGGTGCCGAGGAGGCCGTCGGCGGGGCGGGCACGTCCGTCCCCGACCACGAGGGTGACGCTATCCGCCTCAACCCTGTCGCGTTGAAGTACTGTGTGGCCGGTGAGAAGATCGCCCTTCGGATCAGTGAAGGTTTCGGCACTAACCCGCAAGCGGACTACCATGTGTATGTCAAGTACACGAATTTCCGTGCTATGGCTGCTATGATTGGTGGAGCATGATCTCTAAGGAGGACGAGTAAGCTTATGCCTACTACACGTTGGGATGGGGCGGTTGTCCCGCAGGCTGGGGACGCCCTGCTGGGCGCGTGGCCCACGTTCTCAGACTCTGTTGGCACGTTCATTCGTGTCGCGTCTGAGGAGGAGGCTAGGGCCAGGTTGGCGCAGGCGCCTGCGGGTGTCGTGTCTGCCGGCAGGCCGGCAGTGTTTCTGATCGGCGGTGTTCTGTATACGGCGGACGGCACCACGTCGGGCGGTAAGTATAATCTTCGCCCGACCACCGGCTACTCCGGTCTGCTTGTCGACCACTGGGACAAGACAGACGGCCGGGGTAGGCCGACGTCGGACACGTCCGCCCACGTGTGGGGCAAGAACAGCTTCACCCTGTACGGTAGATGCCTGGTGTCGTTCACCCTGGACGTGTGCGTGTCGATCGTCCACTCTGATTTCGCGTCCGAAGCAGCCAAGGACGCAGCGGTCGGCTCGTATTTTTTCGGGTTCCTTCTCGACGACTCTGTGATCTGGAAGTCGGAGGTGCAGTACAACCGGACGTTCATGACTCACCACCTGGAGTGGCGTCAGGAGGTTGGTGCCGGTTCGCATACGGCGGCGTTCATGACGGCCGGCGGGTATGGTAAGGACCCGTATTGGCATTACGCTGGGCAGGCGTTCCCAGGCACGCGGTTCCGCGTGTACTCGCTGGGCGCCACTGACTGATACAATAGGGGCAGGAGGTTCAACATCGTCGTTGAACCTCCTGTTCTTCTATTCGGTATTCTACCAGGGGGTACACGGCGTATGGGCGCCTCAATATCGCCGCATCGGTGGCGCACACTTAAAGCGAAAAAAGTAGCGCGGGGGATGGTGGAAGCATCAGCCTATGGCTCCCCGGACGCCGACAGGTGGCTGAACGACGCTCTTGCTTTGCGGGTTAACACGATCCGGCTGACGAACCTGTTCGAGGAGTCCAGTGCTGCCGCGTTCTCTAACGCCGGGGATAAGCTGGGTGAGCAGGACCGTAAGGTTAAGGCGGCCCTGTCCGCGGGCATGGACGTGGTCGTTGACCTGTCTTGGATCCGCAACCTGCTCGTCAAGGAAGGTATTAACCCGTACTTCCTTAGCGAGCGGGAGTTGAAGCCGTATGTTGAGATCGCCCTGTCGCAGCCGTTCCCTGACGGGTCCGGGCGCACTTACGCGCAGGCCCCGGAGGTTGCTTATGTTGGGCTGTGGGGTGAGCCTCTCGCAGAGTATGGCGATGATAACCCGGTGCAGCAGGCTAAGTCCGGTGAGCAGCTTCGGAAGGCATACCGGGTGCTGACCCGCGTCGTGCGTGATCTTGGATATGACGGGCCGATCGCGGCCGGCGGCTTCAACCACCTGTCGGATGATGGTAAGGGCGCTGACGGCGGCCTGCAGATCGACAAGATCGCTGAGATGCCTGAGATCGACATTCTGACGATCCACGGGTACGGCGACCAGCACCACGTGGAGACGACGGCGCGCATGTTCGCTACGGCGGCGTGGGCTCACCGGAACTGCAAGCCGTGTGTCCTGGAAGAGATCGGGTTCGCCGCTGAGGACTTCAACTCGGACTCGCTTCGCGCCCTGGAGTTCACGAAGCTTGCGGCTGCGGTGAAGTTCTCCTCCATGGACGGTATCGGCCTATGGAATATCGGCCAGTACAACGGTTACGATGTGCGCCCGGCCGGGCAGCCGAAAGCTGCTGCCGCGTGGCGTGACGCTGTGGCTGCTCTGCCAGTGCCTATGCGTGGCGGTGTCGCCGTGGCGGCTTCGTCGTCTACACCCGCGCCCGCGCCTGCGCCTGGCGGCGGTTCTGGGCAGATTATGACTGTGTCCGCTGACGGGCTTACTTGGAAGGTGGAGGGCTGAGACGTGGCTACCATTGCTGAGGGTTATACGAAAGCTGGCATTGACGCTGTTGTCAGCCGTGCCCGTAAGGAAGTGGCGGAGGCGACGACCCCGTTCATCACGGGTAGGCGGTTCTACTCGCCTGTCTCCTACTTCTGGCCGGACTACTACAATGATGGTCAGGCTAACAAAAAGTCGAAGTGGGTTGAGACACTCCGGTATGCGACGTCTACCGGGTATGTGATCATGAACCGTAACAGTGGTGACTGGGCCACGGCTGACCATGATTTCAAGGAGCAGGCTCAGCGCGCGCTGAGCGCCGGTGTGAAACGCGTGCTCTGGTATGTGAAGACCCAGTACGGTGTCGCGTCGCTGCCGAAGACTGACGCTGCCAGGCAGGGTGTGCCGAACCCGGACAAGTACACGCACGACCAGATCCTCGGGCAGCTCGCCTACTGCAAGAAGTATTACGGTGAGCTGTTCCAGGGTGTTTTCCTGGACGAGATGGTGAACGGCTGGGGCGCCCAGGCTCCGAGGATCGCCTGGTATAAGACGCTAGTGGACAAGATCCGCGCCCTGTACGGGCCCGGCTTCGTTATCGCTGGTAACCCGGGTGCGAACATCGGCGCTGATATGCTGGCTCTGGATGTTGACACGTTCATGGTGTTCGAGAACTCGGCGACGAATTTCCTGAATCCACCTTCCGGGTCGCCGATTGAGACGGATGCGATGAAAGCTGAGCCTGCGTCGAGGTTCTGGTATGTCATCCACGACGTCACCGAGGACAACTACTCGCAAGTCATGACCAAGGTGTCGCAGTGTAATGTGATGCACCTGTACGTGACTGACGGGAAGCTGGTGACCGGCGCGGGCGGCCAGTGGAACCCGGACGTGAACCCGTACCAGAACCCGCCGGGCGAGTGGATGCTGCCTCTCACGATCGCGTGGACCCGCCACATGCTCACCACTGAGAACAGGGTGACCGACCTTGACGGGCGTGTCAGCAAGCTTGAGGAGCAGGTGGACACCGGCTGGCAGAAGATCATGCGCGGCCAGTTGACGACGGGTTTCGAGTATCGCATTGTCGGCCGGCAGATTTTCCTCCGCAAGTCTGGTGACGTGTGGAAGTCGCTGGGTAAGCTGCCGAAGGGTGAGAGGCGTCTTGTGGACCTGCCGAAGCAGTACGGCGTGCCTGAGAGGCGGGCGTTTGTTCTACCGAAGTCGGATGGCACGTCGAACGGCAGTGTGGTGGAGGTGTGGCCTAATTACACGGTTACCGCGCACATCACCGAGGAGGCCAACTATGTGGCTCCTATGATAGACACGCTGCTGAACTGAGTATGGTAAACTTGGTCGCGGTTGCGGGGGTGTTTCCTCCTTTCTGACCCGCAGCTGTGGTTGGTAGATGCCCCTCTCCCACCTGGTTCTTTTCTCATTTTCTGCCAGGTGGGAGAGGGGTTGTCGTGTATAATGGCGGGCAGCACTTGTGTATAAGCTTCCGCACACCTATAGGACTCTGAACATGGACCCGTATCTTACCCGGCCGCCGTGGCAGCGCACCCTGGACGTTGTTCTGCGTTCCGCCCTGTACTTGTCGATCTGTCTGTTCGCCTTGTCCCGTGTGGTAACGCCGCATGCGTTTATCGACTTCTCTCACGCGGAGGACTGGTACTACCTGTGCCTCCACCTGGGTACCGCCCTGGCCGCCATGGCCGGGTGCGTAGCCGTAGCCACGAGGTCGTCGCAGTCAGAGTATGTGGCGCTCCCGTTCCTGCTGGGATTCATGGGTTCGGTGACTGTGCTGTCGGTCGCAGTGCGCGCTCCGCTTCCGCACACGATTGTACAAGTTGCACTCCTGCTGTTTTGTAGTGTGCGATGGAATGTCCTGCACAATATAATTAAAGCGGCCCGCGAGATGCGGAAGCATGAACTGATACCCCTGGAGTGAACATGTCGCCTATCATCGCTACGGCGACGTCGCTCGTAACCCTTCTCGTGGCAGTCATCGGAGGCATAGGCACATTCATCAAGACTGTGGCTGACCGGCGGCATGGTATCCGCGAGCAGGAGATTGCCTTGCAAACGTCCACGAGGACGGAGTTCGTGGAGCTGGTCCAAATGTACAAGGACGCAGCCGACTACTGGGAGCATCAGGCTAAGACCAGGCAGAACGAAATCGACCGGCTAACGAAGCTGTTCGCCGACAAGTAAACGAGAAGGGCCCCACTAAACGTGAGGGCCCTTCTCGTTTACGCTGTCCGGCAGGTTACTGCGTGTACTTGCCGAGCAGAGTCGGGTTGAACCCGCCCCACATGGTTAGCGTCACCTCGTCCTGGTCGGACAGGCGGACGATCGGCGCCTGGCTGATGCCGGCCCGCTGAGCCTCCTTGAGGATAGCCGGCGACTCGTCGACGGCGGTCTCCTCGTAGGGGACCTGGCGGCGGTCCAGCCACCGCTTGGTCGCGGTGCACTGCACACAATTGGGCTTCGTGTACACGGTAAACTTTCTCATAGGATCTCCTTCTGCTCTCAGTTTCCTGTTGGCTTGGGTCGTGGCACCATTCTAGCGGCAACGTCGCAGTTCCGCAATGTCTTGACCAGGTAGTAGTACAGGTGCCGAGCTGAGTCGCGTACGTCGTCCGCGTCCGGCTCGCTCACCTCCTTACCCGTCGGCCAGAACCCGAGTGCCCGCAAATGCCGGTCGGTGATGACGGACTTCGCCTGGGCTGGTGTTTGCCAGGTGACGTGCGGAAGGTAGAAGTCCAAGATAGCGTTCACCTTGACGGGCGTCAGGTCGGCTACGAACTTGTTCTGCGGGCGAAGATCGAATTGCTCAACCACCACGACGTCAGGGCCCCAGCCGATGTACTGGTCAAGCAACCGGCGGGCTGTGGCCTTGTATGACTCCGCCTTGAACTGGCCGAACCCAAGAATCGTTTCGTTACCCCACGTGCCTTGCCCCTCGTTGGGAAGCTCGGCGCACACGTACCCGGTAGACACGCCGGCGTCAATAGCGTACACGCGCATGCCGGGTCACCAGCTTTCCTCGTCCTCTTCGTACGGTTCAGGCACGAAGGCCGCGTTGTCGGCTTCTATCTTCGCTTGGACGGCCGCCTCGTAGTCGGCCCGCCACTTCTCCTCGAGCTCGATCACCTCGGGGCCAGTGAGGTTAGTGGTG